TTATGTTGGCTTAGCTTCACTACGTCCATTAAGCAAAGAAGAACTTGCTAAGACTGGTGACTCAACAAAATGGTTACTCACAGCAGAATACGCATTAGTGGTTCAAAACCCAGATGCACATGCTAAAGTACAAAACGTTGGTGCTTAGTAACTAGTTATGATACAATGGAGGGAGTTAATTCTCCCTCTTTGTATTTTTATATATGCCAATATTATTTGATCAAAATAGCGTAACAGGTGTAAGTCAGTACTTTGACTATGACCCAGCTAAAGATACATACTACCTAACTTCTACTCAAGACTTGAGTGGCATGTTAGACAAAATTAAAGAAGCAAGAGATAACCCAGATATTTGGGACAAAGGCGTTAAACAAGAATGGGCGCACTTTGCTAGCATTCCTCCAGTAGTTGAAATGCAATTAAAGCAAAAGGGTATAGATATATATAACCCTGAACAAACAAAAGAGCTTATAAAAGAAATAAACGAAAACTACCCATACTTGAAACTAACTACTAAACGTGGATGATATTAAACAAGACTGGTCTTTTATAGACAAATGGTTTGATGACTACGGTCATACATTAGAGCCTAGAGAAATAGCAAGATGGGCTTACAGTAATGGAACATGGCAACAAGCTATAAAGACAGTACAAGATGATAGTTTATAGCGTTAAAGGTTTATTCAGTAATTTAAAACGTGTTGTTAAGACAAGAGACTCTAACAAGAATAAAAGAGTTTACAATAAAATAAGCAAGCTACGAAAACCATGGTGGCACTTTAGGAATAGATGGACAGAGACGAATTAAAGAACGTACAGTTAGCTATACATGACCTTATCACTAAGGAAAAGTATGACTTAGCTATGCCACTTATTAATGAAGTGTTAATGATCTATCCGAATGATGCAGCGACATTAAACTTTGCTGGATACATTTGGTTAATGGGTGATAAACCTGCATTTGCATACCAGTACTTCCGTAGAGCATTACAAGAACAACCAGGTAACAAAGCATTATGGACTTCTCTAGGCCGTGCATGTCACGAAATGGATAACTTTGATGATGCTATTAAATACTTTTTAAAGTCAGCAGAATTAGATCCTAGCTATGCTATGGCATATTCTAATGCTTCAGCATCATTGGTCCAAATGTCACGTTGGGATGATGCAGAGAAAGCTGCTAAGATGGCTTTAGAATGTGACCCAAATGAATTACACGCACAGTTAAACTTAGCTCATAGTTATTTAGCTAAAGGCCAATGGGTAGAAGGCTGGATAGAATGGGATAAGTCACTAGGTGGAAAATTCCGTAAAGAATTAGTTTATGGTGACGAACCTAGATGGAATGGCAATAAAGATAAAACTATTGTTATTTATGGTGAACAAGGTTTAGGTGATGAGATATTTTACGCATCATGTATACCTGACGCTATAGACATTAGTAAAAAAGTTTATATAGACTGTGACGAAAGACTAGAAACATTATTTAGACGTAGCTTTCCTAAAGCTGAAGTACATGGTACTCGTAAACAAGATAATGTAGAGTGGTTAGATGGTATTACATTTGATGCTAGATGTGGCATTGGTGGTTTACCTCAATTCTTTAGGACAACTAATAAGTCTTTTCCTGGTACTCCTTTCTTAGTGCCAGATAGTGAAAAGGTTGACATGTGGAAGCACATGTTTAAGTCATGGAATAAAACAGTTATTGGTATCACTACTAAAGGTGGTACATTTAGAACAAATGCTAAAGGCCGTGAACTTACAGAACAAGACTTACAGCCATTATTAAAGCGTAAAGATATACAATTAGTAAGTTTAGACTATAGCGTAGAACGCAAAATTGATGGTGTAAAATACTTTGAATTTGCGACAGACGCAAAAGACTATGATGAAACAGCAAACATTATAGCTGCATGTGATATGGTTTTAGGGGTAAATACTACAGCATTACATTGTAGCGCTGCTATGGGCGTTAAAACATGGTGCTTAGTACCTAAATGGCATCAATGGCGTTATGCACAAGCTAGTATGCCATGGTATCGCCACATGAGACTAATTTATCAAGATGATAAAACATGGCAAGAAGTTATTGAAAGTGTTACTAGTCAAATATAATGGGCCTAGGTGACTGGATCATGGCCTCAGCAGAGGTTAAAGAAGCAAACAAAGCTACCGGTAAAAAGGTTAAAATTGGTAATGGTGTTAGCATGTATCTTGATGATCAAGTATTTGCTAATAATTATCGTATGGCATCTCCGGAAGAAAAAGATGTCGTATGGGTTCATAATTACCCTAAACACAGGCCTTATTTAAAAGGCGAACAAGATGGCCACATGATATTTAATGATGGCTATAGGCCCAAGCCTGGTGAGTTATTCTTATCAGATAAAGAAAAAGCATGGGTTGATAAACAAATTGATAAGCCATTTATACTTATAGAGCCTAATGTAAAAAGTACATTTATTCATACTATCAATAAAGCATGGGATAAATGGGATCAGTTAGTTAAGCATGACTTACCATGGTTACAAGTAGGTAATTCTAGTGCTAAAAAATATACAAATTGGATAGAAACAAAAACATTCAGGGAAGCATTAGCTATACTAAATAAAGCTAGTGTTTTTGTAGGGACAGATGGTGGTTTACATCATGCAGCCGCAGCTTTAGGCATACCATCTGTAGTTATTTGGACAGGATTTAGTTCACCGAGGCACTTAGGATATGATACCCATAGAAATATACATGACGGTTCAGAGCCATGTGGGACTTATAGTGGCGTATGTAAACATTGCCTTTTAAAAGCAAAACAAATTACCGTAGAACAGGTTTTAGATGCAGTTAATACTGAGTGGTATAGACCGCAGAGATAAGGTTTTAATGCGCTTGCAAAAGCATTGCAAGGGTAATTTAACAAAAGAATGGGATGGTAAGTCTATTCCTGTGGTTGTTGGCAATGGAAGTGGTGCTGATAAGATACAAATTGAATGTAGAAAGCAAAAAATACCCTATATTCTTATAGACCATGGTTACTTTCATAGAAGTTTTGATCTTGACTGGGCTAGGTTTTGTGTAAATAACTATCATTGTACAGACTGGCGTACTTCAGATAGAAAAATACCTGAAGTTAAAGAATATAGATCAGGTGAAAACGTAATTATACTACCGCCTGCTGATAAAATAGCTTATATCTACCAAACTGCAGACTGGTTAGATAAAACTGTAGAAGAAATACGCAAATATACCGAACGCAAGATCATAGTTAAGCGAAAAGGTGAAGGTGACTTTAACCAAGCTGTAAAAAATGCTCATGTAGTAGTAAGTTTTGGTAGTGTTGCAGATGTAGAAGCAAGTATTCGTGGTATTCCGGTCATTGTATCAGAGCATAGTCCGGCCATACCTATTTCAAACAAAATTCAAGATATAGAAAACTTAAAATACCCAGATAGAACTGAATGGTTACGCTCATTGGCTAGTGCTGAATGGCACAGAGATGAGATGGACAAATGCTGGGAAAGATTAAAGGGACAATTAGATGGCATTTACAAATTATAGTTCATTTGTTACAGTAGTAGAAAACTACTTAGCAAGAACAGACTTAAGTTCACAAATACCTGACTTCATTCAGTTAGCACAAACAAGAATGTCACGTGACTTAAGAACTGAAAAGATGCTAAAAGTAGCTACTGCACCTATAACTGCAGGTGATGGAACTGTAGCAGTACCTTCAGATATGTTAGAGGTTAGAGAAATACATATACAAGGTAACCCTGTAGTGCGTGTAGCTTATCAAAGTCCAGACTTATTTTTTAAAGACGGTCTTACAACGACTTCAGGTATATCTGTATTTTTTACAATGTTAGGCTCTGAATTTCAGTTTGCTCCTGTTCCAAATGGTTCACAAACTGTTCAAATTCTATACTATGCTCAACCTACATTTATATCAACAACAACAGCTAGTAACTTATATCTAGCTAACTACCCAGACGCTTTATTATACGCAACTCTAGCAGAAGCAGAGCCATATTTGATGAATGATGGTCGTATTCAAACATGGTCAGCTTTATACGATAGAGCAATTGCTAACATTAAGACAAGCGACTTGGGCCAAACATACCCATATACTTCATTAAACGTAACACCACGATAAGGAAAACAAAATGGCAGAAATTTCAAACTACTTAGAAAATGCAATTATCAATGCAACTCTAAGAAACACAACATATACATCACCAGCAACTGTGTATGTATCATTATGGACTTCAGATCCTACAGATGCAGGTAGTGGTACAGAAGTATCAGGTGGATCATACGCTAGAACAGCAGTCACATTTGGCTCACCTTCTAATGGCGTGTCAACAAATAGTGCAGCAGTAGAATTCCCACAAGCCACAGCTTCATGGGGAACTATTGGCTGGATCGGTATTAATGATGCTTCTACATCTGGTAACTTACTTTACCATACAGCATTAGATACATCTAAAACTATTGACACAGGTGACATATTTAAAATTGCTACAAGCAATTTATCTGTAACATTAGCTTAAGGTAAATTATGCCAGTACCAATGACGCTAGAAGAGCTAGACGTTTATGGTAGCTTGGAAAATGTACCATATAGTTTAGATAACACGTTTTATAATAATGGCACTACAATATGTGGTCCATGGACGCTAGATCAATTAGACTATTTTGGAAGTTTAGATAACTTACCATTCTCATTAGATGATCCAGTATGGACAACTGGTGCATGTTTTAATTTAGCTACCGGTGCAATATCAGGTGATGCTACAGTAGCTACAAATGCTATTAGAGTTAGAAC